ATCCATACGAAACATTTCGTGAATGGTATACAAAAGATTATCAGTCGTTTCTAGAATATAATATTATGGATGTGGAACTTGTAGACAAACTAGAAGACAAGATGAAACTGATTGAGTTATGTTTGACTATGGCTTATGATGCAAAAGTAAATTATATGGATGTACTTGGTTCAACTAAGTATTGGGATATATTGATATATAACTATCTTCACAAGAAAAAGATTGCAATACCACAAAAAAAGAAATCAGAAAAACCAGAGAAGTTTGAGGGTGCTTATGTAAAAGACCCACAAGTGGGTATGCATAAATGGGTTATGTCATTTGACTTAAACTCATTGTATCCACATTTAATTATGCAATATAACATATCAACTGAAACACTTTACTCACAGAAGAAAGTGCCAGATATGTCAGTTGATAAACTACTAGATAGAAAGGTAGACACATCAATACTGAAAGGTGTTACACTTACACCTAATGGTGCATTGTTTAAAACAAACAAAAGAGGATTTTTGCCTGAAATGATGCAATCCATGTATGATGATAGAGTGAAGTATAAGAAACTCTTATTACAGGCAAAGCAAGAATATGAGAATACTAAAGAACCTAGACTACTCAAAGATATTTCAAAATATAATAATATCCAGATGGCTAAAAAGATTTCACTCAATAGTGCATATGGTGCTCTTGGGAATGTTTGGTTTCGTTATTATGATTTGTTGGTTGCTGAAGCAATTACTACTTCTGGTCAGTTATCCATTCGTTGGATTGAGCGTGCTGTTAATCAGTATCTTAATGATTTGCTTAAGACCTCTGGAGAGGATTACGTTATTGCAAGTGATACAGACTCGATATACGTTTGCTTTGATAGACTTGTCAGTAAGTTGTTTACTAAGGGAGAAGAAACTAAAAAAATTGTCAAATTCTTGGATGACATTGCTCGACAGAAAATTGAGCCTTTCATTGAGAAAAGTTATCAATCTCTGCATGAGTATGTAAACTCTTATGAACAGAAGATGGAGATGTCTAGAGAAGTAATTGCAGACAAAGGTATCTGGACAGCAAAGAAAAGATATATTCTCAACGTATGGGATAATGAGGGTGTTCAGTATAAAGAAGCACAACTCAAGATTATGGGTATTGAAGCAGTTAAGTCATCAACTCCTGCTCCTTGTAGAGAGAAGATTAAACAAGGGCTAAATATAATTATGAATGGTACAGAGAAAGAACTGAATACGTTTATACAAGATTTTCGTGAGGAGTTTATGAGTCTACCACCAGAAGATATCGCATATCCTCGAAGTGTAAATGGATTGTCAAAGTTTAGTGATTCAAATCAGATGTTTGCAAAGGGTGCTCCTATACATTGTAAGGGTGCAATTCTATATAACCATCTAGTAAGAAAGAATAAGCTAGGTAACAAATACCCTTATATACAAGAGGGTGATAAGATTAAATTTATTAACATGAAACAACCGAATCTATATCAATGTTCTGCTATATCTTTTATGACACAACTCCCAATAGAGTTGGGTTTACATAAGAGTGTAGACTATGATATACAGTTTGAGAAGTCCTTTGTAGAACCTCTCAATTTTATTCTAACTAAAATCAATTGGTTGGTTGATAGAAGTTATGGAACACAAGGCACATTAGAGGACTTTTTTGGATGATATTAAATAGAGAAGATGCACTACACGCTGCAAATGTTTTTGTAGATTACTTTTCAAACTTTGGTAGGATTGATGACTATCTTAGAAAGGTCAAGCTTGAACGTATGGGTAACTATCCTACATCTCTGCCTGGTATGGGGCCTGAAGATGATATGTTTGATGATTTTGATATGCATCCAAATGACATGGAGTTTGTATGTAAAGAAGTAACAAATGAAATATTTGTGAATTATCTTGAGATTGTAACATCTCATGCAGTAGAAGTATCTGTTCCAGGCAAATCTATCAAGTGGGTTGTTTATGAAAAGAACTCTGGTAGAATCGCTGGTTTTATTCGACTTGGTTCGCCTACTATTAACTCTAAACCTCGTAATATGTTTCTGGGTAAACCACTAAACACATATGACCAAGCGACAATGAAACGATTTAATGATTCAACCATTATGGGGTTTATCATAGTACCAACTCAACCTTTTGGTTTCAACTATCTTGGTGGTAAACTATTGGCTTCAATCTGTTGTTCACACCTAACAAGAGATACGCTTGATAAGAAGTATGGCGGCCCTTTCTGTATGTTTGAAACAACATCTCTTTATGGTTCTACTAAATCTAGTTCACAATATGATGGTATGAAACCTTTCCTACGTTATAAGGGTAACACAATGTCAGACTTTGCACCACTTATCAATGATGATAATTATCACAGTCTAAATGACTGGTTCAAAGAGAAGAATGGTGAACCACTTGTTGACCCTAATGCATCAAGTCGTAAACTCAAGACACAGACTAAAATGATATCTATTATAAAGGCCTCTCTAAAAGACGTTGAACCACAAGAATACACAAAATTCGTACAGACGTTCAATGATGCAAAAGGCCTTACTGAAAAGAAAAGAGCTTATATGTCTGACTTTGGATATGACAATGTAAAAGAGTATCTTAACTTTGAAACGGATACACTTGTAAAGAAAGAGAACTATGACCGATACAGTTTTGATGGTGTAGTTGAATGGTGGAAGAACAAAGCTTCTAAGAGATATGAATCACTCAAGGCTGATGGTAGATTAAGACGAGACTTAGAAACTTGGAACAATAACGCTGACATAGAGATTATCAGATGACTACTCAAGTTAAACATAGTAAGTATTATAAAATAAAACCAAAAGAATATAAAGAGTGGGCTGCAAAAGTTTTAGATTATGAACAGTATGATTACCCAAAGGATTTAGATAAGGTAACAAAACTTATTCACAAAAATTTAACTATTAATTTATGTCCACCAAGATTCAGAGAGAAAAATATGGGCAATCCTATGTTTGGCCATTGTTATCACGCTACACAAGCTTTATATTATTTCTTTAAAGATGCAAATCTAAAAACAATGTCAGCACCATGTGATGTTGCTGGAAGTCATTGGTGGTGTGAAGATGTTGATGGTAATATTATTGACATCACACAAGACCAATATTTATCAGTTGGTACTAAACCACCACATGATAAAGGAAAAGAAACTGGTTGGTATGGTTGGAAAAATAGACCTCATGTTAGGAGTCTAACCTTAATGAATAATGTACAACCAAGTTCATGGTTACGCCGTGAAACTTATTGTAAAAAACCTAAACAAAGTTACTAAAAGGTATTGACAATCGTAGCGAATCATGTTACTATGTAATAACAATCAGCGAAAGTAGTATAAAAGTATTATACTTAGTTTCCAACTAAGAGAAGTCTGGGCAGTACAGACCTTTCGCTCCAATCAAAGTGCCAGCTATTGTAATGCTGGACAAATATAAGGAGAAAGTTTTGAAAACTTTTACAGAGGTTGATAGTTACCTAAAAAAACTAGAACTTAAAACATATTCAATTAGAGAAATTTCAGAAATTATAAGAAATATTACTACTCTTGCAAAAGAGGGTCTTTTTGTTGATGATTTTATTGATGATTTTTACAAAGATATTGAATTATTAAAACACCCAACAACAGGCGAAAAAATTTCTTTAGATGATTGTTATGTTGATTTAACATACCAAAGAGTTTTGAAGTTAAAACAATTAGTAGATCACTTACGAGCTGTTGATAAAGATAACAATCCAATGCAATACGATAAAATGTGTGCTGGTTCAATTGATATTGCAATTAGACCTGATGGTAAAATTATGGTGTGGGATGGATTTAGGCGTAGTCTTATAGCTCTTCTGAAAGGAATTAGATTTCCCTTATTTTCAGTTTATCTACATCCAAAATCATTCTCTATAGAAAATTGTCGTGCAAAAGAAGCCTTTGCTTTTAAGAAAAGAAATGGTGATAATGAAGCTATGGCTCGTGATGAACTTTATAAATCTGGAATTGTTTTTTTAAACAAAAAAGATTTAGAAACAAAAAGTGTCCTAGAAGAATCACAATTAGATGTTCTTGGAACTATTAAAAACACATCTCAATCTTTAAGTGGTTTTGCACAATTGGAAGATTCTATACATAAACAAATAGTAACTAAACCAAACTTAATCATGTCAAATAGAATAGTTGCTCAAGCATGGAAAGGCGATTCAACTGTTTCTAGTTATGTTTCTTGTGGTCTTGGACTTTATGTTGAATTAATAGAAATGGGTGCTTTATCTTGGTCAAATAATATAACAGGTCGTGATGATGAAACTTGTGATTTTTTACCAAAATTTAAACAGTTTGCTAAAAATAATACAATGGTATCACTAATTAAAAATAGACTTTCTAATAAGGGTGTTGCAACTGTAGCATTTAGAATTGCAACTTCTATACTTGGTGTTACTGAATATAAAGAGCAAGTTGAACTATGTGAAAAACTTGGTTTTGATGATGAAGGCATAGGCATACTTGTAACTACTGAAAAATTAAAAAAAGCTGCATAAAACTTTTTTCATAATAAGTAAAAGAGGGGTTGACAATGCCCCTCTTTTGTGTTATAAATAGAGTATGGTTTGTTGATACAATCCAAAGACTGGACTGGACATGGGGGCAGTACCCATCGCCTCCACCATAATTACTTCTGGCTGACTTCTCTTAGCTCAGTTGGATAGAGCAATTGCCTTCTAAGCAATAGGTCGCAAGTTCGAGTCTTGCAGAGAAGGCCAGAGGAGTAATTATATTGGGGGCGAAATAGGATCGACAGGCAGAGATAGGAAAGAGTAGAACCATAGGTTGAACGCTTAATAGTTCATTTAAGTAAATGCAAACGATAATTTTGCAATCGAGGGTTATGCACTAGCGGCGTAATCTCATGGAGTTCGGTGGGTACTTAGCAACAGAAACCCACCACGAACTTTAAAGAGGTGAATATGAAATACATTTATGATACTTGGGAATCTATTATGAACCATGATAGAAACCCACTCAAGAACATTCCAGATACAAATACCAGACATATGATAATGCAAGTACTAGCATGGATGTGGTGTATTGCATTTAGTTCATACTTTAGTAGTATGTGGATATTTGGAATAACTGCAATCGCACACATTATCATTCTAGCTGCAATCGCAGTTACAGTTGCAACATTTGAAACTGCAAAAAGAAACCCAAAATACTTTGGTGGACTTGGTAGAGCAAATGGTGGAGAACACGAATAATATTTATTTTTACATTGACAGATACGTTATATTATGTTACTATGAATATATTAAATCAATCAAAAAAGGTACAAAATGCAAACACCAAAAACATTCTCATTAGAAATAGAGAAAGTCGCACAAGATAAGAATATCAATCATCTGGATGCTGTTATCTGGTACTGTCAGAAGAATGAACTTGAACCAGATTCAGTAGGTCGATTGATTACTAAAGGTCTCAAAGAAAAGATTGAGGCAAATGCTAGGGAGTTAAACTTCCTAGAAAAAACTGCAACCCTACCAATATAGGAGAATATGGTATGTCTATTAATGCTAAAAATGCATTTCAAGCTCTTGAGGATATGCAACTCAAGAATCGAGTTAAGGAACTCGAAGCAGATAACGCCGAGTTGGTTAAGTCCAACGAGGAGTTAAGGGAGAGATGCAAAAAACTTGCAACTCGTGTACCAGAGTGGCCTAAAGGTTATAGACCCACTCGTAGGGCGTTTACGGAGAAGAAGCGATATGAACGTCAACCTAATTGATGTCATGGGAACAGACTTGAGTGTAGTTAATGCTGCTCGAGTCTCTTTCGCAAAAGTGAGTAATGAGTTATCTGATAAAGATGAGAAACTCATTAACTATCTTGCAAAGCACAATCATTGGAGTCCTTTTGGTCATGCAAGTTTGCAGTTCAGAATCAAAGCACCAATCTTTCTTGCAAGACAATTAGTGAAACACCAAGTCGGATAGGTCTGGAAAGAAGTATCACGAAGTAATGTAGATGAAAAACCAGAGCTTTAAATTCAACATTATTGGAGCTTTAACACAGATAATAAGAATAACGATTCGAGAAAAAACTAGATACCACAGAATTCTTGCTGCTCCTGATACGTTATTAAGA